CATGAAATACCATTATGTGCACAATGTATACAAATACAATACGAATTATTATGACAAACACATGGATATTTTATGGTAATGACCATAACGGAATTAAAACACTTCATTTCATTAAAGAATGTAAACGCCCTGAGGCTACAAAAGAATATAAAGAAATGATGCAACTACTAGAAAATGATACCTATTACACAACAGGTTATATGACTAGTAAAGCATGGAATAAAGAAAACCAATATATAAAAGTAATACAATGAACACACTAATTGAAAGCATATCGTCACATCTAATTGAAGAAATTGATGAACACATTGATAATGCAATTAGCTGGCAGCTTGACGAAAGCGAGCTTGATGGCGATGACTTCTATGAACTAGAATTAAAAGTAAAACAACAAATATTATTTTCACTAATTAAAAAAGTAACAAAATGAACATTTACACTAAACTAGCAAAGCTACTAGATGTGGCACAAATTACTGATGACTTCAGAGGAAGTCCTGACCTTGAGATCGGTGAGTGGCATACAGCTGATAGTTATGACATACACGTTATGACTAACGACCCGCGCAATATACAATTTGACTATGATGTATTTTATTATACACCAAGCTTCAGCCAGATTATTGATCGCATCAAAGAACTTAATGACAAAGATGCTGTAGTATATGTATCTGACTTTGAAACATACTTACCAGAGTATGAAGTACAAGACTATATTGACGAGCACGAAGAAAATTTATTAGAACTATTAAATGTAGAAACTTTATGACAACTAAAAAAGAAATGCCAGATGACTGGTGGAACCACGGTATTAATCCTATACTAGGATATAAATATGAAAGAAAACCATTATCAGGTGGCAGACAAAGAGATAAATGGGAATATCCAGAGAAAGATAATTATAACCCTAATGAAGAATAATATGGCAGGAAATAAATATGACACACCGTTTGCTATACACCGACCACATTTTTATGAATTAATTTTTAAAAATAAAGACGGCGCAACGCATTCAATGACAGGCACACCAAAACAAGTAATTAATTATATACTTAATCAACAACTATAAACTTTTTTTCAAACAGTGTGTGTTTGTTGTAAGACCAAAAAACCGTCGTACCTCTGCAGGGGTAAATAAAACCGGCGGTGAGGTCTTTACATTATTAACGGCACCGAAGGAATGCTGACGAGCAATATATACTAGTTAAAAAGACAGGTAATGTGCTGCGCCTTCGGCTACGGGCGTGACGGGTAAGATAAATTGGGGAGGCGATGTAACTTCGTTCAGAAGTGAGCCCATAATGAACAATTTATAACGGAGGTTCAACTCCTCCCACGTCCACTAAATTAAATTAAATATTATGACAACAAAAGAAATTAACGACAGAATTGAAGCTATGTTAATAGCTAAAATAGCAAGTCATAGACTAGACATACGTATGCATTTTAAAAATAGACATACTGTTGCTTGGCCTGAACTAAAATATAATACTATAACGGGTTACATTAACACTTTAAAAGTATGGATGGAAATGGCTAAACTAATTGAAAAAGCTTATGATGGATTTGTTCCATCAGAACCTTACGCAACATATACCGCTAAAAAATTAACACATGACACTACAAGAACTTAAAGATTATATAAAAAATAAAAGAAAACAAAACGCACAGCAATGGGCAGCTGAAAAAAAAGAATATGGTGATTGTACACCATTTACTTTTAAAGAGTATATGAAACATCAAAACATTATTGTTTCTGGAAAGCGTACATACAAAACAAAATTTGTACACAATAAATTATGGACAATTACAAAGTAAACACGAATATATATGGATATTAAAGAAAAGAAAATAATTAAACCCCAAGAAGTATTTAATTTAGTTCAATATGAACTTAGTATAAATAATTTAGGGTCGAAAACAAGAACAAGAGAATTAGCACAAGCAAGGTTTATATATTTTAAATTAGCCCGTAAATTTTGTAGGTATGCAAGCTTATCAGCTATAGGTAAACAAGTGAATCGTGATCACGCTACAGTTATAAATGGTTTAAAAAAATATGATACTGAAGCTAAATACGACCCATATATGAATGATATATATGATAAAATATCTACTAAATTAGATAAACAATACATACCACCTGGACGCATTCAAGATTTTGATATGACGTTTGAACGCATTTTAAAGCGTGTTGAAATATTAGAAGAACAATTAAATAAATTAACAAATGATTAAAGTAAACAAAGAAACAGTACACGTAAATTCTATGGCTATCAGTAAAGCCGAATATGATTATGAAAATGAAATATTAGATTTAAAGTTTAATGATGGCAAAAAATACAGCTATATTGGTGTACCAACAAATACTTTTTTATCTATGAAATATTCAGAATCAATAGGTAAATTTATTAATAAACACATTATAAAAGCAAACAAATATGAATACGCTTACAAAAAATAATTTAGATGATTTACAATATACTATGTGGAATTTTGTACACGATTACCAAATTGGTAACTTAGCTGATATGCAAGTAGATATGCCTAATGGTATTGCTATACACAATATTATTGAAGCTGCTGAAGCTATTGTTTTGTACAAACCAAAAATAAAGGATATATTAAATAAGTAATAAAAATGAGTAATATAATAACCTCTATGGCCTTATCAGAACAAGAAATAGAAAAAATAGCTGAGCTACTATTTACAAAATTAGTTAAGCATCAAGAATCGTTTGAAGATCAAACTAAAACCTTTATGATTTCAGATGAATTTGGTAATAATGCACATGTATCAGAGCTCGAATACTATGGCTATGAACTACATAAGCTTGAAAATATACTACAAAACTACGTAGAAAACGAAGAATATGAAAAAGCTGATATAATAAAAAATAAAATAAGGCTTTTAGAAATTAAGATAAACAAACTATAATGAGTACACTTATAATTAATTGCCCAAGATGGGGCTATGAAGAGTACTTAATAAACACAGAGGTGCCTTTACACGTACAAGAAGCTGCTATAAACGGTATACTAAAATACTTTAGCCCTGAAGCAGTAATAGATATTATAAAAATATTTTAATTATTTCTACTAATTACGCTAACATAAAAACTAAAACAAATGATTTTAAAAAAGCTAAAAAGCAGGAAAAGCAGACACGCAACAGCAGTATCAAACCATCTATTTTATTTGCATACTAAGTTATCTAAAAATTCTTTAGAAATTTCTGAATTAAAAGGTAAAGAATTAAATAAAAAAGTAAAAGAAATTCAATCTATTGGAACAAGAATGAAACAATACAGAAAACATTTAAATTTTGTATTGCTATAAATGTGACGATAGCAAATTAATTTAATAATAGTAGCACGCTAATGTCGCATAGAAAACTCGAGTATTTTAATCGAAGACGTATTGTGTATCGACGCGATCCAATAACTGATACCCCTTCTGAAACATTTAGTTGGGGTAACTTTTATGAAAACGGCACGTATGAATGCTATCAGCTGTTTAGATCAAAAGCAAAAATTACATCATATAGATCCTTTAAGTGGCATGTACTTGTTCTTTGGTATTTAAATAAAAGTCTTAATTATGATGATATTTTAGAATTAACTCGCTATCTTGCTGATAAGGATAATGGTTTTGTAATAATAAAACTTAATGACACGAGTATAATTAATTTAGTTGATGAAGTGTTTGAAAAAGATTTAGATAAACCGCCTAAAAATAAAATACGCAAGATTATATTTAAAGATAGTTCAGGATTAACAACAACTGAAAAATTAAAAATTGTAGGCAGTATAATTGGTAGAAAGAAAAAAGCAGAGGCGCCAGATATATATGAAGCAATGCTAGGCATAAACGACGATAATAAAAAAATAACTATATCAAAAATTGCAAGTTTATTAAACGTTTCAACTAGAACAATCTATAGAAATATAACTTCTGAAATTAAACAAGAAAAAATGTTATTAAATGAAGAAGTATAACATACAAAACTATGTTAGATTTAAAAACGATTTAGCAAGTTATGGTGACATCCCTGACACAGGAGACAGCAGGCAAGATTTAATTATATCTCATATGAGTTTAGTTGAAACAATAGCACGTAAATTTTCTACCTCGCAGCAAGCATCGGGAGTTATGACTATTAATGATTTAATTCAAGAAGGAACTATTGGTTTAATAGCAGCAGTAGATAAAATTGATTGGAATCAAATAACTGATTCTATTGAACCTAAAAGAACCCTTAATAGTTTTCTAAGTAAAAGAATTAAAGGAGCCATAAGAAGGGCTATTGATATAAACAGAGGCAATATACGTATACCTGAACACAAACTAAATGATATGCGTAAAAACTCTGAGTCAGAGAAAAAAACTGTTGAAATGTTTTTTAATAGCATTTTTTATTCTTTAGATGAAACAAATAGTGAGAATAATACATTTTATGAAATAGCAGATAATTCAAAAAGTTATAATATTGATATAATGAATAAATATTTATTATCTATTATGGAATCTAATTTAAGTATTAAAGAATATGATGTACTACGAATGAGCTATGGCTTAGATTGTGATAAGATGTCCGCTAAAGAAATAGCCGACAAATTAAAAATAAAAGGTATAGCATCGTACGTAAGAATATCACAAATAAAAAGGGACGCAATAAATAAGTTAATCGAGAGTGTAAGTCCAGCTCAAGTTATTGATTTTCTATAAGTTTAACCATTAATACGTAATATATATATTATGACTATTCATGAGAAATTAAGTTTAATCCAAATCGAATTTAAAGCAAAAAAGTCACGTTTTAATTCGTTCGGCAAATACAACTTCCGATCTGCCGAAGACATTCTTGAAGCACTTAAACCCGTAAACAAAAAAAACGGAGTCTATTTCACAGTTAACGAAGAGTTGATTGAAACAAATCCTACGCCTATTATTAAAGCTACCGCTACTATATTTGACGCTGACAGCGCAAACTTTATAGCAGCCGATGCGATCGTGGGTGTTGATTTGAATCAAAAAGGTATGCAAGTACCTCAACAATTTGGTAGCGCTTCAAGCTACGCAAAGAAGTATGCGCTAGGTAATTTATTACTTATTGACGACACTCAAGATTCTGACGCAACTAATACGCACGATAAATCCGCATCTAAGCCTAAATTAATTAAGGGAACAGATAACTGGACTAAAGCAATTAGTTTTGTTGAATCAGGAGGAGCATTAAAAGCAATATTAACTAAATATGATGTGTCAAATGATGACATGCTAACACTAAAAGTACATGGGCCAAAATGAGATAATTGAAAAGCTAAGAGATGATAACCATTATTATGGTGATTATGGTAAACAATTTTTAAGCAACTCAGATATTTCCGTATTACTTTCAAATCCGCTCGACTTTAAAAAACCCAGTAAACCTTCACCCGCTTTTTTAGTAGGAGGATATTTTCACACTTGTATTCTTGAGCCTGACAAGCTTAAAAAATATAAAGTTATAGAAGCCTCTACCCGTAACACAAAAATATATAAAGAAATATCGGGCGGTGAGTTATGTTTATTGCAACATGAAGTTGATCAAATAGAAATAATGCGAGACAAAATGCTTAACAACGAAGTTATAAGTAAATTAATTACCGGTAATGTTGAGTATGAAGTTCCAGGTATTGTTGAAATAGAAAACAATATGTGGAAAGGAAAAGCGGATATAGTAAACCACGATGAAAAATTAATTATTGATTTAAAAACTACAAACGATATACAAAGTTTTAGATATAGTGCAAAGCGTTACAATTACGACAGCCAAGCATATATTTATAACAAATTGTTTAATTACGATTTTTTATTTATTGTCGTGGATAAAAACACTCACCAATTAGCTTTATATGATGTGTCCGATAAATTTTATCAAACGGGCTCTGAAAAAGTACAAAAAGCAATTGATGTTTATGAATTATTTTATAATACAGAAAATTTTAAACCAGAAAACTATTTTATTAATCAAACTTTATAACAATGGCAGGAATTATTAAAACAAGCATTAATTTAAGTAACATACCTAAAGATAAAATTATTGAGGGTAAAAAAGGTAAATATCTACCTGTTACAATAACAATCAACGATGAAGTTGACCAGTTCGGAAATCAAGGTCCGGTAATTGTATCTCAAACTAAAGATGAAAGAGATGCTAAAATGGAAAAAACATATTTAGGGAATGTACAAGTTGCATGGACTAATGGTGATTTTCCCTCTCCTCCACCTAGAGATGGTCAACCCTTACCAACTACATCGGCACCAGCAAAAGAAGTAGAAGACGATTTACCATTTTAATATGGATATAAACAATACGGAGATCAATGGTTTTTTGATTGATTCATTCAATCAATATGATCTGCAGGTGGGAAAGAAAGAGGGCACATGTCCTCTTTGTTCATCTGATAGAAGACCTGAAAATAAGAAACGCAAATGTGCATCTTATGATTGGGAACGGGGTCTTGGTACTTGTCATAACTGTAATTCGACTTTTCAATTACATTCCTATAAAAGGAAAGGTAATGCGGACAAAGTTTATGTTAAACCAGAAATTAAGAAGAGGATCTTAGGAAGCAAGATAACTAAATGGTTTAACGAACGTGGTATATCTCAGGCTACTTTAGATTCTTTAAAAATATCTGAAGGGCCTGAATATATGCCGCAAACAGGTAAACAAGAAAATGCTATACATTTTAATTACTACGCAGGAAACGAATTAATTAACATAAAATATAGAGATGCTAGAAAAAATTTTAAGCTGTATAAAGGAGCAGAAAAAATATTTTATAACATTGACAATATTGTCGGTTATGAGTATTGTATTATTGTGGAAGGTGAAATGGATGTTTGTGGTTTATATGAAAGCGGCATCCATAATGTGGTATCTGTACCTAATGGAGCCACGTTAAATTCTAACAACTTAGACTACTTAGACAATTGTATTGATTATTTTACAGATAAAGAAAAAATAATTATAGCAGTTGATCAAGATGAACCTGGATTAGCTTTAAAAGCTGAGCTTATAAGAAGATTAGGTGCTGAGGTGTGTTATATAGTAGACTTTGAAGATTGTAAAGATGCAAACGAGTATTTATTAAAATATGGAAAAGAAAAACTGGCGCAGTGTATTACCAAAGCAAAACCGGTTCCACTTGAAAACGTCACAACCCTCAGGGACATTGAAGGAGAAATTACTGATTTTGTTGAAAATGGATTTAAAAAAGGCTTTCAAGTTGGCTTGCCTAATTTTGATGAAATTTTTTCAACTTATACCGGGCAGTTTATTACTGTTACTGGCATACCTTCTTCTGGTAAGTCTGATTTTGTTGATCAAATGATAGTTGGCTATAATGCAAATTATGGATGGAAAACAGCATTTGCATCACCAGAAAATGCACCAACATTTTTACACGCCCACAAGCTAATGCGAAAGGTTTGGCAAGATATGCCACGCAAATCCGACATTGGTGGGGAAAAATGGCAATCAATAGCTGGGCATGTTAATGACAATTTCTTTTTTATAGACATGGAGCGCTATACTTTAGAATCAGTTTTAAAGAAAGGTGCTGAACTGGTTAAAAGAAAAGGTATTAAATGCTTAGTTATTGACCCATTTAATAAAGTAAGAGATGTTGATGCTAAAACAGAAGACGTAAACCGCTATACAATGGAATACCTAACTAAAATTGAAATATTTGCTAAAAAGTATGATGTTTTAGTTATAATAGTTGCCCACCCTACTAAAATGTACAAAGACGCTAATGGAAAAATTGAAGAACCAACTATGTACAACATTAAAGGTGGTGGCGAATGGTATGATGCTAGCTATCATGGTCTGCTTGTGCATCGTGACTATGAAAATAGGACAGTTAAAGCAAAAGTACTTAAGGTCAAATTCCAAAACTTAGGCGAAAATGGTGCTGAAGCTCACTTTAAATGGGAACCAAAGTCGGGATGTTTTATTCCACATCACGAAACAGTAATTGATGACAAGATGCCATGGGAAGTGGGCTAAAAAGTAAAAAGAAAAATACGTGGATGCCTCTTTATCACCCCACACCTGAAGAATATGAAGCAAGACTATTTTGTATTACAAATAATTTTAGGATCTCTCCTTTAGGTATTAACGGTGAACCTAATAAGTGGAGGATAGGAATTAATGTAGGGCCATATAAAAAAGGTGAAAAGCCTAAAATAGCTCCACATATATACGATAAAAACACGATTTGGGTAGAATATTATAAATTTTGTAAATATTATTATGATAAATATAGAAGATGAATACAGAGGATTATTATCAGAAGTACTCTATGGCGGAGCTGAAAAGCCAGATAGAACAGGCACAGGGACGCGTGCTGTCTTCGGAAGAATGCTTAGACATGATATGGCATTGGGATTTCCAATATTAACTAGTAAAAAAATATATTTTGATAAAGCCGTCACAGAATTATTATGGATACTATCCGGTAAAACTGATCTTGCTTATTTACATTCCAACAATGTTAGATATTGGGATGATGATTATAATAGATCAGGTCGAACCGATGGCACCCTGGGTCCTGTATATGGTAAGCAGTGGCGTAATTTTGGTGGGGTTGATCAGTTATATGAACTCCTTAAAGAAATTAAAAAAAATCCCACCTCACGTAGAATTCTTATTAATGCGTGGAATCCTGCTGAGCTTATGGATATGGTACTTCCTCCTTGCCATTACGGTTTACAAGTGTATATTAATAATGGCGAAATGAGTTTGATGTGGCAGCAAAGATCTGCTGATATATTTCTTGGCCTACCTTACGATATAGTCATGTACGGCTTATTATTAGAAATGTTAGCAAAAGGAAACGGGTATAAGCCCGGAGAATTAATATGTAGTCTTGGAGATTGTCATTTATATAATAATCACCTTGAAGCAGCTAAAATTCAGCTGGAAAGGTCTACATTTGAATTACCGCAACTAAAAATGTCCTTTGGGTTAAACCTTAGAGAAGGTGCTGGTAATTTTATTCATATTCCTACAAAGAATATGATTGAGTTAAATAATTATAAATATCACAAACCAATTAAAGCAAAATTATCGACATGAAAAAATTAAATTTACTTTTACTATTTTTACCTTTATTTATTAATGCGCAATACGGAAGAGCCGTAAAGTTTCAAAACAGCGTAAGAAGCTATTACAATATGCAAGAGCTATCTACTAATAGACAGCTTAAAAAACAAGCCCAGGCTTGGGCTAATCATATTGCTATTGAAGATGAGTTGATTTTATCTTCTGATATATATGGAGAATCATTATATAGATTACCTAAAAATGATATAATGAATTCAAGAAATTATTATTTAGATGCAGCAGTAGCTTGGTTTGAAGCTAATAACACTCCTGAATATTACCAACAATTATGTTATAGTTGTACTGAAGTTGGCTTTGGGATGGCTGAAAGCGATGAGTATATATATGTTGTAGCTAAATATGATAAAATTTATGATTAAAAAAAATTATTATATTTATCATATTCCTAATCAAAAAATTGGAATGACGTGTAATTTAAATAAACGCGTTGAACACGAACAGGGATATAAAAAAGATGAATACGAAGTTTTATTTTCGTCTAGAGATGTAGATAAAGCGGCCTTAATGGAAAGAAAATTGCAGAAATTTTATGGATATAAAATTGATAGACAATTATATACTAATTTAATAAAAATTAAATCAATGAAAGTTAATCCCACGGAGCAAACGTCAACATTTGATTGCGAGCGTAAAGACTTATTACAAGTTTTAAATCAAAATGAAAAATTTAAATGGAAAACAAGTCTTGGCGAATTTGAAATAAATGAAGAAACAAAAAAATGGCTAGTAGCAAATGCTAAGCCATCTATGTACAATAATGATCGCTGTTTTATCTATAATAAAGCTTATTATGAAGCTTTTTTATCAAAACCTACATATAGCAAGGTTGAAATATTTGACCTCATTAGAAGCTGGGCAGATGAGCGCGGTATATATGATAAAGGTGACCCTAAAACACAATTAATTAAATTATATGAAGAAACAGGAGAACTTGCCAAAGCATTACTTGAAGATGATAAAGATGGTATTATTGACGCTATTGGTGATAGTATTGTTGTTCTTACTAATCTCTCAAAACTGGTCGGATACGACGTTGAAAGCTGTATTCAGTCTGCTTATGATGAAATATCTAATAGAACTGGCAGAATGATAGATGGAACATTTGTAAAAGACACATTATGAGAGATAGAATAATTGAACAAGTAATTAATAAAATTAAATCACGATCTGATGTTGGCTTTGAAAAATACGGAGTTACTCTTGAAGATGACGATCAGTCTTTAGATACATGGCTTAAACATATCCAAGAAGAATTAATGGATGCTGTTAACTATATTGAAAAAGCACGATCTGTATTACGTGAAGAAATTGAAGAGCTTTATATAAGAGATGCGAAGGAAATATAAAAAGAAAAGAGGACCAGTACAATCAAAAAAGATAACTTACGACGGAATTAATTTTGCATCGGGGTTAGAAAGATATATGCATATGGCTCTTAAAAAAGCAAAAATAAAAGCAAAATATGAAGGAGAGACTTTTGTTCTTATAAATGGTTTTCATTTAGCAAATGAGTCTTATGAAAAACAGGCTAATGGGAAAGGAGATTTTATCAATAGAGGTGGTAAAAGAATATTACCTATAAAATATACACCAGACTTTATAGGAGATGATTTTATTATTGAAACAAAAGGCAGGGCTAATGAATCTTTTCCAATTAGATGGAAATTATTTAAACGTTTAGTTTCTGAACAATTTCCTGATTATGTTTTATTTAAACCACAAAATCAAAAAGAATGCGACAGGGTAATAGATATAATAAAGGAGACTCGAGGGAAGTAGCGAGAAAACATTACGCTAATCGTCAAATTGAAAAGTGGATTAAATGGACGATAGAAAGCAGAGGATACTTAAAATATAATGAATTAGTACAATTACATGAAAAGTACAATATAAAATGTTATGGCTAAAATAATATTATCAAATTATTTAAAAAAATCAAAAGTAAGAAGACCAGGCGTTCATGCAAAAACTAAGACGTCTAAAATAAAATCTTCCAAAAATTATGTTAAACGTTATAAAGGACAAGGGAAATGAATATACCTAATTGGAATTTAAGTATAGGGTTATACCCTGGAATACTGATAGGATTAAGATCTTATCCAGAAAAAGAATTTGTGCAACACGTACTTTATCTACCTTTTGTAGATTTGTGCTTAGAAATACAAAAATAATAATGGGATTATTTGACAAAAGAATACCGTATAAACCATTTGAATACCCTGAGTATTATAATGATGGATGGCTTAAACAAGCTCAAGCATTCTGGTTACACACTGAAATACCTATGTCTGGTGATGTTAAAGATTGGAATGAAAAGCTTACAGACTCGGAAAAAAACTTAGTTGGAAATATCCTTTTAGGATTTGCACAAACAGAGTGTGCGGTTTCTGACTATTGGACCCAAAAAGTTGTATCGTGGTTTCCAAAACACGAAATACAACAAATGGCGATGATGTTTGGTTCGCAAGAAACAATACATGCAGTAGCGTATAGTTATTTAAACGAAACTTTAGGACTTGAAAACTTTGAAGCATTTTTACATGAGCCGGCGACGGCTGATAGATTTGACAATCTCGTTACTTATAATGGTAACGATCCCGTGGGTATTGGTAGATCATTGGCAATATTTAGTGCATTCGCAGAGGGAGTTAGTCTCTATTCTGCTTTTGCTGTTCTTTATAGCTTCCAATTACGTAATTTACTCAAGGGTATTGGACAACAAATGAAGTGGTCAGTAAGAGATGAATCACTTCACAGTAGAATGGGCTGCCAACTATTCAGACATATGTGTGCTGAAAATAAAAACTTATTAGAAGAATGTAGAGAAGATGTTATTAAAGCAGCAGAAACAATGCTTGAAGCAGAAGAAAGATACATTGACAAAATGTTTGAACAAGGAGACATTGAAAATCTTAAATCTAACGACCTCAAGCAGTTTATTAGAAAGCGACTTAACGAAAAATTATCCGAGCTTGGATACTTCGACCTCGGGCAATACTTTGCATATAACGAAAAACGAGCAAGCAATTTGGACTGGTTTTATCATCTTACCGGGGGGCATACTCATACTGATTTTTTTGCTGTTCGCCCGACTGATTATTCTAAAGCAAATGAAGGAGAAGATTTTGAAGATATATGGTAAAATTAAAAGCACTAGTAAAAGAAAGAAAGCTAAGTCCTGTAGAAAGATTATCTAATAGGCTTGGCTATATGGGAGCGGGATTTATAATGATTTCACCTTATTTATTACCTGACTCAATTGGGGCTGTAACATATGTAGCCGGAGGAATATTATCTTTACCACAGGTTTTTGTAGCAAAGCAGTGGAATTTAGTAATAGTAAACATAAATGTAACCTTAGGATATTTAATTTATTTATATAATGCATAATGAAAGAAAACAAACTAATAGAAATGTGGAAAAGAGTAGAGATACTCGGAGCAAACCAGCAACAAATAATACAAGAGATGCAAAACATGAAAGACCTCTTGATTGGGACGCTAGAGACCTTAAAGCGGATACCTGGCTACGAAAAAGCCCTAGATCAACTCAAGGAAGATACACAAAAAGATTCTGGGAATAAAGAAAAAAAATTAGAGAATGTGGAATAATGAATGGATAAAGGGTGTTGATTACCCTTCCTGGGGAGATACTGAAGTTTATAAAAAAACAATTTCAGGGGGTTATTTATTTCAAGGTGAAACACCTAAGGAAGCATATCAGCGAGTAGCCAATGCAGTAGCGCGACGTTTATATAAACCAGAAATGGCTGAGAAATTTTTTCAATACATATGGGACGGTTGGTTATGCTTAGCCTCTCCAGTATTGTCTAATACAGGCACAGATAGAGGTTTACCTATAAGTTGTTTTGGAATTGATGTTGCTGATAGCATACAAGATATAGGACAAAAAAATTTAGAAATGATGCTCTTAGCCAAGCATGGAGGCGGTGTTGGCGTAGGGATTAATATGATTAGACCCGCCGGAGCTAAAATTACAGGTAATGGAACATCTGATGGAGTGGTGCCGTTTTGCAAGATATACGATTCAACTATACTCGCCACTAATCAAGGATCTGTCCGGCGAGGAGCTGCGTCAGTTAATATCAATATTGATCACCCCGACTTTGAAGAGTGGTTGGAGATACGAGAACCGAAAGGAGACGTTAATAGACAATCGCTTAATCTCCACCAGTGCGCTGTGGTCGGTGACAAGTTTATGCGAAGACTTGAATCAGGAGATAAAGAAGCTAGAGCAAAATGGTCAAAACTTATCCAAAAGCGTAAAGCAACTGGAGAACCTTATATACTCTTTAAGGGAAATACAAACAAAGCTAACCCAAAAGCATATAAGCAAAACGGGCTCAAGATTCATATGACAAACATATGTAGCGAAATAACATTACATACGGATGAATCACATTCTTTTGTTTGCTGTTTATCATCTGTTAATTTAGATAAATACGACGAATGGAAGAATACGAATTTAATTTACGACGCGATATGGTTTCTGGACGGTGTGCTAGAAGAATTTATCCAGAAGGCAAAGAATATGAAGGGATTCGAGAACTCTGTACGCAGTGCGGAGAAAGGCAGGGCACTTGGACTTGGTGTCCTTGGATGGCACAGCCTGCTCCAAAAAAACGGAATCGCTTTCGAAAGCTTGTTAGCGCAATTCAAAACGCGGGAAATATTTTCAAAAATAAAAATAGAAACTGAAAGAGCTTCAAGAAATCTTGCTGAAGTTTATGGTGAGCCTCTTTGGTGTGTTGGAACAGGCATGCGTAATACTCATTTAAGAGCTATTGCCCCAACTGTTTCTAATAGCAAGTTAAGCGGGAATGTTTCTGCGGGCATTGAACCCTGGGCTGCTAATGTATTTACTGAGCAGTCAGCTAAAGGTACATTTATACGTAAAAACAAAGAACTTAAAAAAGTATTAAGAAAAATTGGAATCGATAATAAAGAAACTTGGGATAAAATTTTGGAAGATGGTGGATCCGTTCAAGGAATTAAACAACTTGATGGATGGTTTTACGATCACACAGGAAGACTTAACCAAGAAGAAGGAGAATTGATAAAAAATGTATTTAAAACATTTAAGGAAATAAATCAGTTGGAATTAGTTAATCAAGCTGGCATTAGACAAGATTATATAGATCAGTCTGCAAGTTTAAATTTAGCATTTCCATCTGTAGCTACCCCTAAATGGATTAATCAAGTACACTTAGAAGCATGGAAGCGGGGTATTAAAACTTTGTACTATATGCGTACTGAGTCTGTACTGAGAGGAGATATTGCTGCAGCGGCAATGGATCCTGATTGTTTAAGCTGTGATGGATAATTTAAAATTTATATTATGACTTTAAAAGAAAAAGTAAAAAAACTAGAAGCAGAATTAGAAAAAGCTAAAAGAGATGCTAGCAATCTAATTTTAAATACAGAAGATAATGTATTTACTAAAGATGAACTTAAGAAAATTAAGTTTTTAGAAGCCTGGGCAATTATAGGCCCACTGGTTGGTATAGGAATAGGATTAATATTCTAAAATAAAAAAGGGGCCGCAAAGCCCCTTATTTTTTTATTTATTCATTGCTTTTTTTGCAGCATCTCTATCATCAAAATCAAGAGCAGCTTTAAGAATAATTTTATCCATGACGTTATCTTGATTGTCCAATATTTGTTTCTGTAAATCAATTATCATGTGCTCCAAGTTATCTTTAGCAGCAACTAAAGTTTCTATCTGGTGATTTTTCTTATCTATTTCACCTTTTAACGCGTTAACGTCATCTGGTTTAGATCCAGTGATTGTACTAACCACAAGACCAATTGATGCAGATATAGTTCCTATCAACATCATTACAACCTCTTTGTTTGTTTCTAATACAGGATATTGCATTAGAATAAAAATAATAGCCATAACAAGTAGGAAGATAAATAATGATCCTACATAATGACGAATTTCTTTTGCAACGCCGTTTTTGGGGAGCTTCATACTTTATTTTTTAGTTGTTTTATATATTTGGATAATAGTGTATATTGCTGTAAGCAATAATACGATTGTTTGCAATATCTGGGTTATTGGTGCTATCGTTGTAAATAGTGCTGTAATATTCAATCCGTATACTTTTAGTGAATCTAATGAGTTCATTATTTTTTATATTTGCTTACTCTGCCTTTAGTGTTTTTTTCTTTTTTAGCTCTTGCTTTCTGAGCTGGAGTGAGTTCGCTCCATGTTGCAGGCGTTTTACTAGAAATTTTTTTTGTAGGTCTAAATGTATTCTCCCCTCCTTCATAGCCTTTTTTACCACTAGGTGTTCTCCAATCTTCTTTAAACCATCTTTTAAGAGCAGCTCCTTTCTTTGTTTTGCGCACTTTTTTAAAAGGCGAGCTTTTCATTTTATATGCCATCACTTTTTAGATTTACCCCAGTTAGCTGCACCAACTTTTCTACATTTTGCCATAGCGCCACTTCTATAAGCAGAATTTTTAGGCCCATATCGGCTTACAACTTTATTGTAGCATGCGTCTTTTAAAAGAGGAGATTGAGTGCACGTTTTACTTGTTATTGGCTTCATTTTCTTTTCATTAATTTTTTAAGATTATTATTTCTTTTCATTAAGTTTTGTAACTGCTTTGCTGTTAATGTTTTATTAGAAGTTTGCTTTTCAATCATATTAAGGTCCCATTTACTCCACCCAAGAGATAAAGCAATTGATTGCCATAATTCTGTTTCGGGCTGCATTGCTATACTCAAATGATCTAATTTTTTAACAACTCTGTCAGCGGGAAAATTAGTACCAGCAGATATAACTTGCCCAGCCGCCATAAATGCAGGGTTTTCTAAGCTAAAGCCTTCTGTAAACACTTTTTCTTTTGTTTGCTTATAAGTAAAAGTTTTACCGGCAGATATTAATTTTCTTAATTTTGAATTGATTGGTGGTGAAATTGCTGTAGATTCTATTGCAACTTGTGTATAATCTGGTCTAGACTTTTGAGATTGTTCTATAATTTCTAATATCATATTCTTAACAGTAGCAGCCGCGGCACCATAAACCCCTGTACCTCTAAGTAATGTGTCAACACTACTATTACCTATTCTAAATATTCTAGACTTAACATCATCATCATCTTCATCATCAAATAATAAAGCAAAAAGACCTTGTTGTAAAGCGGAGAATATAATATTTTGTATTACACTATAATATGCAATCTTACTAATATTTGTCTTCCAATCTCCACGCCCATTAATTAAATCTAAAGTAGCTTTTTTAGTTAATCGAGCGTATTGCATAGGAGTATTACCAAAAGCCAATATAAGGCGCCCTAATGAGCCTGCTTGCTGCGATGATATCCTATCAGGCCTAGCGGATTGTTGCGTTTCTTCCGCTATTTCTTGAAAGTCTGTAAATGCTTTTGCTTCAGCTTCAGATTGTTCTAATCCTTCTTTTAAATATTTTTTTATTCTATTGCGATAAAATGTGGCACCACCTGAAGCAATTGCAAATGAGTCAGCTATTTGTGTTGGGGCAAATCCTATTTTAAGAATATAACTCAACATTGCTTTTGCTTTGTTTTGTGATGTAGCAGCTGCATTCGCAATTTCATCTGCGTTTACGTCTGTTTGTAAGCCAGAACGTCTTTGTTTTAAAAAGTCAGAATTAAATAATGTTGTAAAATCTTTTGCATATTGCGGAAAATTAGCTAAAGCTAATCCTGCATTAATTGGATTGTTATCACTAAAATTTATAAAGTTAACTGCTGATAATGTTTGAAGCACTGCGGATCTAGCATTAAAGAACATGATCGTACCAATAGAATTATTAGTCCAATCCATAAAAGCTTTCTCAGCCTTACTTGCTGCACTTCTTCTATTACGGCCAGTACTCATTCGTGTTAATATATCGTCTAAAGCTTCAACATATCTATCCCCGTATAACGCTTTTAATTTATTTTTATTACGATCATTAAATATTTCTTTTACATTTTCTTTCCATTGTGTTAAATATTCAGATCGTTTTACATCATTAACATATGATACAAGGTCTGTTGTAATATCCCCAGCAGACCAATCAGCGCTTGGCTCTGGATAACCTTCTGAATTTAAAGCTTTCAGTCTATCAGCAAATTCTTTTAGCTTAGGATTGTTTTTTACAATTTCAAGGTTTTCATTTACCGTTTGTGGATCATTTTCAAGGCCTGGTATTTCCATTCCTTGTGATTTCCATATATATATTCTAGCAGAGTCTTGATTTGTAAATCCTGAACTATTTTTTTTATCAAGTTTACCAGGCACATCTTTAATAGCTTCTTTTTTGAGTTCCATCCATTTACGCAATGAATTTTGCTTAGCATTTTCAAATTGTTGAATAGCGCGGGAAAAAGGTCTAATTAAATTTTCATTATACCATTCCATTTGCCGATCTCCTCCTTTACCTTTACCTAATGTAGCGTATAATAAACCTACAAAATCATCAGCTGAATATGGTATAAAAAACTTTTTACCTTTCCCTCTGCCAAGCATTTTAGCTTTAACAGGTGAAAATTCTTTTGTCCATTCAACACCAGTAGTTGCTTGCAACAGCTGATTAAACTCCTTATCTAATGATTTAGAAAATCTAAACATTCCATCAAAATTATAATTAGTTTGATCTAATGCTTTTTCATAACTTATTTTACCATCTTTAGGAATAGTAGTTTTATAATCTTGATCAACTATATCTGCAAAATCTTTTGGCACTACGTTTATTTGAGCAGTGTCTAATAACGTATTTAATTTTTCTTTTTTTGCATCTGTTGGTCGTTGTATATAATTAACTATTTTTTCAAATAAATATTGTACCGGCGGTCGATGCTCAAATACTGTTTCACCTGAATAATTTTGTACAATCCCCCCTATGTTACCAGAAGACCTCAATAATCCTCTTTGATCTTTTTGAGTAAGTTTAATGAGAGATATAGCTAAACCTTTATTTTCAGTCCCAAGGCCAAATATTAATTCTTTTAACCTATTCCTATTTTCGCTAAATACTCCATCAACTTCCTCTCTTGAAAGCTTATCATTTATTAAATCTTTATGAAAACTCTGCACCGAAGTATTGTACGTAGAAGATCCTAATGCTACGCCATCAACATCTCTTATATAAGTTCTTTTTTCTTTAAATTTACCTTTATTAGGTCCTTCTTTATATTCTATAATTTTTTCGTCGAGGCGAATAGGTTCATTGGGCCCAAAAATTTTATCTCCTGCAATTTCTTGTAATTTTTTAAATAATCTATAATTTGTATTATAATTTAATTCCTCCGTTTGTCTAGAGATTGTTCTTAATGGTCTTGAAATAATATTAATTAAATATTTACTTATATCGCTTTGTTCCTCAATAGATTTGTTTTTTATTGCTTCAGCATAGCCAGGCAATATATATTCCTCTAATACTATTGGAAAACTTTTTGTCCATGCATCATCTAATAATACTTCAATTATTTTAGGGTCAAGCTTACCAGCAGCAGAAATAAATCCTTTAAATAAAATAGAGCTTAATTCTTGATTGCTTAATCCCGAATCATTAAGAATACTTTTTGAAAACCTAAAGTCTTCATTTCTATCTATTTGTTTTGCTATTTGAGCTAAATAATTATCAGGCAATATATCACCCGTTATTTCAGCAATTTGTTCGTATTTAGATTTTACATCGTTACTATTTAATACTTCCATTGTAGCATCAAATGCTATTTCTTCTGCTATAGCTTCAACAATTGCAGTTTTTCTAGTTCCTTGTGTTGATCTTCCAACATCAGAACCTAAAAAGTATTTTATAAATTCAGCAGGCGTAATTTTTTTCTTAGTAAATATTTTATTACCCTCGGCCGTTTTTTCACGTAATTGTTTTCCATTTTCATCAACAACAGGTTCAATAAAATCTTTAAATCTTTTATTTAATATTGACTGAGGTAGTTTATCATATATAGATTTAAAATTATTACGTAAAAAAGATTCGTATGCTTCTTGTCTACCAACAAATTTTGCCATTGGTTTTTTAAGCTCTGTTCTAAACCTTTTTTGTAACTCCGCTCTAAACTTAGGGTCTTGAGGGTTTGGTAATTTTGTACCAAATGTTTTTATTACCGCATCTTTAACTTTTGTAATAAGCTCTTCTGGTAGACCAATTTCTTTTCTTAAACTTTTTATTTCGTCGGCTATATTAACTTCTTCAGTTATATCTATACTTTCTTCAGTAGTGGTATCTGTAACACCCTTAGCCTCGGTAACATCTAATGTAAATTCCGTGTCTAATATACGATTAGCTGCTTCAATTGCTCTTTTTGGTAAAAATTTATTTATATAAGCGGCTAATGGTGCACCCTTAGCTTTTTCAGGCGTGTATGCCATAATCATGTCAAGTATACCGCGTTTCCCTGTTTCTATTTCATCTTTTAATAATTGATATTCAAAACCAGGTACGTTTCTATATTTATTTACAATTTTATCTACAATAGGTTTAAACTCTGCAATTATATCAAAAGCATTTGCGGCGCCTTGGGCTTCATATATTTCTTGTACTTTATCTGAAGCTCCAGACTTAGAAAATCTTTCAACGTCTTCTTTAATTTCATTACCTATTTTACTAGACTTAATGTCAACGCCAAGTTGCTTAAACTTTAGATTATTAACATTTTTAGTATAGTTTCTTAAAAAATTAAAAACATCTTTTCCTGTTTCTAACTTAACTGAGCCAAACCCAAAACTATTTAAAAGACGAGTTGTTGAGTTTTTTATTTTATCAGTAAGACTTTCATCAACTATTATTTTTTCTCTAGCTATAATATCTGAAAAGATATTTAAATATTCTTCCAAAGGTGCTTCACCCCCATAAGCTTTTTCAAGTCTTTGTTCTATTCTTTCTAATATTTCCGGCTGAGTTTGTTTTAAATAATCTTTAAAGCTATTTACTAATGGGCCTAAAGATTCATCGCTAACATTAAAATTTTTAGCCATAACATAATGCAATAGTTCGTGTCCCAATACATTTGTTTGCTCTGTAGCCGCTGAAATATCTCTATTTATATATATATTGTTGCCATCAAAAAATATAGCATCTGATTTACTTTTTTTACCAGTTATTGCTTTTGATACTTCTTGAAATACTTCATTAGAAACATTTTCTATATTTATATCTTTTAAAACTTTTTTTGCAACTCCAACCGCTTCTGCTATACTAACTCCACTTTTAATTATTCTTGACAACGCTTGCTCTTGTTCTATGTCTATATTATCTTTACCTAATATAGCTCCCATTTCTGTATAAGCGCTATCTAAAAGTACTTGCGCTTCTTTTTGGGCTTGGTTAGTATATTTAACATTGCCTATAATATCTAATTGAGAATTAGTTTCATCTATTAATCTCGCATATTCTATTTTTTCTGCTCTAGTTAAACCATCCCAAACTTTAGATAATCTATCAGCCCTCCCTTGTTGGCGTTGTTCTAATACTTCTATTTTATTTTTAAAATATGCTTTTTTCCGATCAGGAGCATTTTCATAATCCTTAGTTGCTCTATCAATCTCGATACCAATTTGTAATTGCTCTTGCCTCCACTTTTTTGGTGCAATTATTGACATCGCTATTTTTTTTCTATCGCCAGTCAACGCTACTTGCGTTCCTATAGTTCCAGCTGTAATACCACCACCCATTAATCCACCAACTACCCCGCTATGAATAGCTGTTCTCCAATATTGCGCAGCTTCTATTTCGTCATCAAAAAACATTTCATCAGCCGCTAATTGTGTAACCCCTGTTGCTGATTCTGTAAGAGCTTCAACCCCGGCTTGTGCACCAATGCCTAGTATTTTACGAAGAGCATAAGGAACCCCGGTACGTGTCATATCTTTAATAACTTTTTCCGTTACCCCTCTTGTAGCTGCTCTAGTTAATGTTTTAAAGGTATATCCCCCTAACCATTCAAATAAAGCTTCTGATCCTCCTTTTAAAGCAGCATTACCCAACATCAATCCTGCTGTTTCCTCAGGTCGTTCTTTTAAATTCCTTTCAAATTCAGAACCAAATGTACCAATCCCTATTACAGCTGAGCCATATCCTGGCATCATATAAGTTAAAACAGTAGCAGGTAACGAACCAATTGCTTCGCTAATAAATTGTTGTGCTGACTCACCTTTGCGACCTGATTGCCACAAACCAATAGCATCTAACTCATTGCCTTGTTCATCATATTTTTTTTCTCTAATATTTCTAAGTGCTTCCACGCCCTCGTAAACTTCTGACATATCTATTCTTTGTTCACGAGATATTCTATCAAAAGTTTTATCACTTATTCCAGCTAATCCCAATTCATATAATATTTCAGCAGTATCTACAACCCCTGCTCCTAATTCTGCTGTCATAGCGGTCCAATCAGCTAATATAGGTATCATAAAATCAGGCATAAGGGTAGCCATAGGATTAGCTCTTGCCATCGCTTGTCTTGTAACATCTATCCTTAATTCAGACGGTGTTTTTTTTCGTGGAGGAGTAACTAATGTTGAATCAACTGTTCCTGTTTGAGGTAACTCCAAAGAAATATCTACCGATGGAGATTCCGTAACGGTTAATTCGGGCGCTGCATTTTCCTCCACATCCGCACCCGGTGATGTGGGAGTTGTCTTTCCCAATTCTTTGAATTTATATTTTTGAACATAATCATCAACCATCATACCCGACTTATAAGCCGCGGCCTGAACTTGATCTAATGTATATTCATTCCCGTCTAATTCAAACATATTATATTATTTTTAAGTTCCCGGCATTCCGGAAGTATCAACATTAGCGTATTTATCTGCCATATATTTATTAAAGAAGTACTTTTGCCCCTCTGGGCTTAAACCTGGTGTATTTTTAAGTATTAAATCATAAATGTCATCAGGATTATTATAATTAATTTGTAGTGGTTGACCTTTATAAAAAGCCAAAGCATCTCCATTCACAGTATTAAACATATCTGTAAGTTGACCAGGAGATAAATCTTCTAAGCTTTCTGTAGCTTTAGCGTTTTCTATAAATATTTTTAATTGTTCTTCTCTAGTTACATAATCACCTTGACTTTGTTTATTTATTGAACGAAGCTGACCAACTATGGTTTGTGATTTCATTTCATCACTTACAGGTATTGTAGTTGGAGCATCAACCCCGACATTTTGTGGGGGGCCTTGTATATCTGTGATATTAGATATAGTCTCGCTAAATTTGCTATACGGCATTACAGTTGGTCCAAACAATTGTATTTCTTGTCTTAGCGAAGCAGTCATTCCAGAATCAGCTCTATCTTTAGCTGCATCAGCAGCGGCTTTAGCAGAAACTTTGTCATCATATAATTTTTTAGATCTATCAAACGCTTCTTTAGCCGCAGACTTATATCTATCAGAAACTAATGTAACAAGTCCTTCTCTTGATACAGATTCGTCTTCGCTATCCAGCACCCCGTTGTCTTCAAAATCATCTTTAATTTTTTGTAGCATGCCCTCTGGAAGTTCATCCCCCATTTCATCTACCAATATACTTGCTAAGTCAGCGTCAGAATATTTTATATTCTTTACTTCATTTTCAATTTTATTATTAAATGAAGCTTCATCCCATCCTTGTAGGCCATATTTTTCATATTGATTACCTACAGTTTGCAATTGCTGCAAATAAGAATCTGATCTTCTTGATATTGGTCTTGTATTAACTAAAGAGCCAAAATCTTTTACTTCGCCATCATTAAATATAAATTGTCCGTCTTGTACAACATAATTACCTTTATATATATCGTCAACTCTATTCATTAGCTCAGGGCTGTTTAATTTACTTAAATCATCTTGTCCCATTTCAGCTAGATTAGCAACCCACTGTTTAAAGTCACCAGCCTGTGTTGCTATTTTATTAACTTTACCCATAGCTTTACTAATAGCTAATTGTCTTTCAACGGGGGTTATATTTTTATCTTGAATAGCGGCAATGGCTTCATTACGAATATTCATAGCCTCGCCCATTGCATATTCACGCATTTGCTCCGGAACTTGTGATTCATCAAGCATGGGTAATTGTGCAATGGCTTGAGCTTGTAATTCTTGTCGTCTATTTTCTACAGCACGACGCCTAAGTATAGCTTGCTCACCTCGCATTACAGCTTCACCAACAACGTCACCAACGTCGGTAAATTTATCTGCTGCCATTCGCGCACCTCTAATTAATTGTTGATTTGCCATATTATATGTTTTACATTCCTCCAGCGGCCACTCGTCCAGCTCCTACGGCTACGTTAGCTATACCACCAACTAAGCCCTGAGTTGCGGCTTTTCTTGCTTCATCAGCAGCAGCTTTACGCTGTTGAGCCATACCAAATAATGTTTCTGTTCTACCAAATTCTTTTGCTTCTTTTGCTTGCTGACCTGCAGCTCTTGCAGTTTCAAGACTTTGTTGTCCTTGTGCCCTAGCCATTTGATTAGCACTTTCTTGTTGTCCAATACTTGCTGAAGAAGCTTGTAAATTACTTGAAGATTGTTGCGCTAGCGTTTGTGCTAATGCAGCAATTCCAGATCCACCAGCGGCTCCAGATAAGCCCGAAAGCGTGCCTGCTAAAGATTGTTGTTGTTGTTGAGAAGCAAACTGCGCTTGTTGTTGATTTACAGTTAAATCCTCAAATGTATTTGTCATATTAGCAGAAGCATCTTTAAACTCAAATGATTCATATGCATCTCTTTGCTGAGCTAATTCCGCCCTTGCAGCTTTTTGTTCTCTTCTACGGGCTCGACCACCAATCAAGCCGCCAGCTATGCCCGCTAACCCTTGAGCAACCTGTCCAAATGCACCCGGATCGTTTTTAGCTGCTCCTTTTATTGCATCACCAAATCCACCGGCTTTTTTCAAAGGGGAAGTACCTGCCTGAGCAACGTATTTTAAAGGTGTGTTTCTTTCTTCCATAATTAATTACTACTAAACATTGTTTCGCTGTTTACAGCGTATAATTCACAAAAATCTGTGCTATCATTTTCCATTTTTATAGTAGCCTGATAGCCAATAAGTCCACTACTATTTATTACATTATTTTTAGCAAACATAAAGTAATCACCTATTGAAGGTCTTTGTGCTGTTGCTAATACATCAACAATAAAACTTTTCCTATTTTCTGATATAGAAACACAAGAACCTAGTTCTACTAAATTACCGTTTTTTAAATATAAAACGACATCGCCTTTCTGTAAAGAAGTATTTATTTCGTTATCAAAGTTTATTGTTAAATTTGCCATATTTATTTTGTTACTAGCTCCCAGTAGTTTGTATCCCTATCTGAAATACCATCCCCACCGTTTAATTCTGTTCTTTTAATTTTAACATCCGTAAGATATTGATCATTCCAAAACCACGACTGCCCACTCATTGTAAACCCATTCGATCCCATAACAAAACTCTCGTTAAGAATAGAGTTATCTTTATAATTCCACGGCCAGTCTTTATTGCCATCATAATAAGGGGTAGCTGCTAAAGTTTGTTTATTAGCGCTAGGCCCAGCTAATAATCTAATTTTTACATTTTGTTTTCCGGCATTACTGGAAAAACTCAAGCCATTTGAAGGCCTATATCCGCCAAAATCGTGATAATGATATTCTTCATAAAGATTATAATCGCCCCTCCCCGTTGTAAAAAGCCCAACATTTTGACCATAGAAAGTAAGACTGTTTTGTTCGGAAAAGTCTGTACTATATCTTGGAAGATCAAGCGAAAGATCAGGCAAAGGGCGGTACATAGGGGGTGCAAAAAGCTGTAATTTTGGATTGTTACTATTAGGATATCTTGAGAAAGCTTTTGTTTGGTTTTCAGCGGATCTTTCTACATCAGCAATATCCCAACCATATCCTTTAGCTTTATTATAGAAATATTTGTATCTTTCAGAACGCACACCAGGTAATTTAAGTTCAACACCATAGCCTCTTGCTCCCCTATATACACCCATATTTATAGCACCTATACCGTTTTCATCAAACATTACTGTTTGTGTTAAAATACCACTTTTTGTGGTGGTAGGATTAGAAACTACAATAGGCATTTCTTGTGTTCCAGAAGAAACATTAAAATGCCCTACTTTACTACCTACAGTGAAAACACTATCAATCCCAGCCTCAGTACTTAACTGATTTTTTACATAATTATAATTTGTAATACTGTTATTAGCTTTCGAAAGATTGTTAAACTTTAAACCCCCATAAGCCCTCTGAATATCAGAAAAAGGAGGTCCTTTATGAAATGGTGCAATATCATTAGAAAAATCAATAACGTTCCATTCCATAGTTAATTTAACTCTTTGATTTTTATATACATCACTTTTTAATGTATAACCGTTTGTTACAACGTCATTATATACTCTATAAAAATTATGTCCAATCATCCCTCTTACAGGAGAATCATAAGGCATGTATAAGTTGAGTGGGTCAGCGTCCGTTACGACACCACTACTATCTTTAATAATAATTTCGCATGCTTTCTTTTCAACTACTTTTTCATTTCTTATATCATATAGATTATTATCATCCTTAAATATATATCCACTTGAATCAGCTATAATATAACCAGGATAAACATCACCTTGTTGAAATTGTGCGTATATCCTTGCTCCCTCGCTAACAGGTAAGGTATCTGTGTAGTATTTAGGGTACTCCGCGTTAGTTTTACTATTAGTCGAATAATTTTTATCATTTTCTTTACTACCGCCTGGTTGATGATCACAATCAACAAATGTTTTTGTTTGTATAATTTGATATTTATCTTTTATTTGGGTGCCTACATATTTTTTATTAGTGTCTAATACAAAATCAATATTAGCTTCTAAATATGCAGCTGTGGCGTCACTCTGTAAGTTAACTATAATGTTCGCTACAAGTTTATGATCTGTAGTGCTATATTCATACGCACCTGTAACCGCTTTTGTAGAAGATATATTGTTTAATAAATTGTATGTTGCATTTGTAGCTTGCGATATTTTTGCAGCCCCTTGTGTTTCTGTATAACTAAATTTACTATTGTCTGAAAAATAACTAGGATCAATAATACCTGTGCTTAACACAGTTAGTAAAGGTAACTTTGCTTGAAATAAATAATTTGTACTATGCGGCAAATTTTTAACACCTATAAAATCATACTGAACAACATTTGGTGCTGTAAATATAGGGTTACTTAAGGAATTTAAATGTGCTCTAAAATTTACTTTTAAGTTTACAGTTGGTGCATTAGTTGCAGGCTTAGTTTCTGTTAATGTCGTACTATTTTTTGGTCTTACTGTAAAAGTTTGACTAGTAGTAGGCTGTATAAAATCTGTAGATTTAAAACCTATTTCTAAATTATCATTTACTTTTCTTAATAAAAGCTCTTGGTTTGCAGTAAAAGTATCTAAAACACTAGCGTTACTAGAGTTTAAAAACTCAAAATCGTCTGCATCTATTGTATCTTTAAATAAATAACCTGATGAAGGTGCAAGCGTCCAAAAATATTCAGAAGCGCTTGGTGTGGAATTTAAACCCGCACCACCCGCTGTAGTATATGTAGTTGTAGCACTTGTATAATTACCAGATCCTGAGCCGTCTTTGCTATTATTATCGTAATCAAACGTTGTTGTTACATTAATACCTATTAAATTACTTATATCTAACGTATATGTTTCATCTTCTATAAAACTATTTATAGATAAAGCACCTGTTATAGTTAAAATATTTGTATTGGAACCTGTGCCAAAAACTAAACTATTAATATTAATACTAGCACCATTTTGGTTTATATCATAGTCAATATCCGAATTATTTGGCTGTCTGCCTATAGTATAACTACCAGGTGCTAATGTTAATTGTATTGTAAAACTTCTTGTAGCTGCTTCGCCTATATAATCTGCTATTTGAAAACTTTCAGTTAAACTGCTCGTAGCAAAAACAATAAACGTAGATGTTTTACGCGTTTTAGCAGCTCTAGATGTTGTTAATGTTTCATCACCAAACCCGTCATCAAATTCACTACCATCTAATGATTTAAACTTAACAGTATATGTTTCAGCTGCATTTCCTGCTGGAAAATCTAATAATAATTCTTTTTTGCCGCTATTATCTAATTTTACATTAAGATCTAATATAGTAGAAGATGTATCATTAAATATAACATTTACTTCGGCATTTTTTTCTCCTCTAACAACAAGCGCCCTTTGTGTTTTTAAATTATTTAAATTAGAGGTATCTATTGTTTTTGAAAATATTTTTAAATCTTGTACAACAATTTCAGAAGGGATTATTGTAACTTCATAATCTAATGCTGTTGTTACAGATGGTATATAAGTTTTTTCTATAATTTTATATACATTTGAAGAAATTTTGTTTAATTCTAAAGTGATTAAATTATTATTTATTTGAAAATTTTTATCCTCTAAAAAATAACCTGTATCAGCGGTAATAACTCTTTCATTTATTATTTTTTCAATTCCTAAATTTCCTGAAACATTATATTTTCCAGAAGCTTGGCCTGTAGAATTAAAATTGTTATCATTTATAGCATAAGTACCTTTTTGCACTATTGGTATTTTATTTGCTTTACCTACAATAGTATAATTAATAGTTTGATCTAAACTAGGGTGGAGCATGTCTAATTCTAAAGTAGCTATAACAACATTATTTGCTGATTGCTCAAACGTAAAATTATTCCCAGCAAAATCACTTGCTTTTATAGTATACCCAGATACAGAATTAATATTCCATACTATAGATGTAATGTGCTCTCCAGGTTGTTGTGTTTTTACAATATTTGACGCATTAAATAATGAATTATTTGTATTAAGAACAAATGTAGCCGTAGTATTAGAAACATTTCCTATTTGATTATTATAATCATCTTCATTTGTTTTTCTAATTGATCTACCTATGCCTTGCGCGGAAAAATTCTTTTGATCAATAGCGCTTGCTGATTTTACTTCTTGCGTAATATTAGCAAAATATTTATTTTCTTTTTCTATAAATGAAGTTTCTTTTCCAGTTACTTGATCTGTTTTTATTGTTTTAACTTTCCACCCGTTGGTGCCCTCATAACCGAGGGTTTTGAATTTTTTAATTATAGATGGATTATCATTAATAATAAAATCTACAGAACTTGCATATTGTTCATTGTAAAAATTATTATGAGGAACATCTAAGTTGTCATGCTCCCATATTTCTCCGTTATTATATGAATAAAAAGAATTATTTAATGATACACCAAATTCTGGTATAAAAGATTTTCTCGCTACCCAACCGTTTACGTTTTCTCCAAAACATACGGTATCTAATTCATCAAAGCTTATATTGTATAACTTATTCCTAGAATCATAAGAAGCGCTAGTAATAGTGTTGTTGTACAATCTATCTCTAAAAAAATCATTCATATTATTTGCTGATATAGCAGTCAGCCCATCTGATGACAGTCTTAATATTACACCTCTTTTAGGGTCAGCATTGTATGCTCTAAAGCCATAGTAAGCAAATGATTCAGGAACTTTTGATATACCATATTCGCCATTAAAAGGTATCACGTTTCCAATAACTCTATTAGAAGCGATAAGATTTGATGATCCATCAGCATTGTACAATATGTCTTTGTCAGCCAATGCTCTTAGCACTTTATCTTCACAATATATAACTATATCGTTATCGCGAGAAAATAACTTTTGTATACCGCCATATATAGGCAACAAATCTTTTGTTATAGGGTTTGCTGCATTAAATTGGTTGCATTGATTTGTTCCGGATCTTGAATTTATAATACCAGACCAGATAAGTCCATTAAACTTATGTTCTTCTTTGAATTGCACCGCGAGAGGGGCAGAAGCTCTTACTCCGTTATCAATAAATATTGCATTAAAATCATCGCGTATTCTATTTGACTCAACACCATTTTTAAAAGTTATTGCATTATACCATTCTATTTCCTGAATTTCACCATGCTCTTCAATTAAAAATGCTTTCTCAGTCTCGTAATATATATCTAAATCTGTTTTACTTTCAAGAGGCTCTGTTTCAAAAATTGCGGGTTCTTTAATAATAATTTTTTCATTATCAAGTTTTTGCAATATTTCCATTATAGGTTCGTTGCCAGTAGTATTTTGATTACGAGTACATACTTTTTGATCAAGTGTTTTAAATTCACCATCTTCATCAATAAATCTTATAGATATACATTTTATTGTGCGTCTTTTGGTCCCACCTTGTTTTTGCCTTGTTTTATTGTGGTATCGAATAGCACCTATTTCATACACCGTATCATGGTGATCACTTCCGTCAGGATTTTTAAACCTTACAAAATCTCCTACCTTTATTTGCCTAGTTATTTGATCAAAGACTCCGTCATTTTTATGTGTTGACTGCTCTAGAGTAATATTATACTCCAACCCTCCTACATTAAAATATTTTCCGTTTTCTGGGGTTGAACCATTATTTGTAGAACCACCGTCTGAAACGATAAAATCATTAGGAGGATCAGTTAATGCATTATTTTTATATCTAGCGGAATTTTTGTAATTATTATCATTTCTATAACTATCATATGATTTAGGATATATACCATTTAATAATATAGCTTCTTTAGCTAAATATGATATTCCCCCAATAGACTGTGTTACTATAGAATCAGTAAGTGTTGCGTTTGTTTTTAATTTAATAAAAAATCTACCATCAAACTCCTTATCTCCTGCTGCTGAATATTCTTCTAAAATTGATATACCTACACCACTTGCGTTTCCTCTATCACCGGACGTTGTACCTAAATAATTAGGAGCCGCTTTTTGCCATATTATTCCAACATCTTCACCAAAAGGTTCAGTAACAGTTAATTTAATTTCTATAGAACCAGCAGGGTGCTGTTGCACACTTTTTATTTCATATATGTCAGATTCTTTATCGCCAAATGTAAATTTAATAAATCTGCCTGGTTTTAATTCTTTAGCATCTTCCGGAGGCACTCCATCCCATATTCCAGAATTGTTTTGGCCACCACTTGCGCCTTTTATTTGTATTACGTTATAATCTTTAGTAGGTGCCGCTCCAAACCCTCCGGTTTGATCTTTTTGTAATATTTCTGCACCACCACCACTGCCAGAATAATCGTCTGTGAATACTATATCTCCAATAGAGTATATTTCTTTTTTTCTATTTGTAATAAATTCTGGTGGCTCATTAAATATATCTATAATTTTATATCTATTATCTTTTGATAAAACAGCTTCATTTGAGCCATGCTTCTTTTTTAATAATAAATAATGCTCGTTTGTTACTTTATTTCTATCGCTCGATGGTATTGATATATATGTAAAACCATTTTCTAAATCCTGATAAAATCTATCAACAGCTATATTGTAATATTCCCCTGAATTATCTTTTATATAATATTTAAAATATGCAGCCCAAGCAGGTGGTTCGTGAGTTAATTGTATCGTAAATTTATTTTCTATAACCGCATTTGATTTATCTATTTTTTTGCTGCTATTTTCACCGCTTAATACAGGTGTTTGGCGATTATACTCATCCATGTAAACAACACCCAACTGATAATTTCTATCCGATTTAATGGTTCTTTTTAAACCGTCCTTTCTGTTTGTTAGGCCTATATTAAAAACAGGATCATTGTATACATCGTAATTTTGTACATAATTGCCATATATAAGTCTATTAGCTGTTATTTCTTGTGCTTTTGCTTTGCGCGGAACATTATCCCAAGCTCTGAGTAATTGATCATTTGGTATTATTGAATGTATTTTTTCCTTTTGAATTACTACAGTAGATGCAGTCTGAGGAAGACTAGGGGCTTCAAAATCAAGCTTCTTTTTTGTTTCATATACATATATATTATTATTTCTCGTTTCTTTAAATAATATATCAATTTCCGCTACATCATCACCGGGTGTATCAAAATTAAATAAATTTACTTTTTGTAATTTATTTATCATCCCATGATTATACGCTTCTTTTCCGTCGTATTGAAATTCGTCAGCAATAAAAGCGGGTACAGAAAAAGGAGATATAGAAGAATATTCTCCATCTTTATATTTCCATCTATATGCAAACCTAGCAAAATTAAGTTCATATAGAGGCTTCTTTTGTTTTAAAGAAATATCAAAACTAAATGATTCGTTTGTAGTTTCGTTTTCAATAGTTACTATTGTTAATTCAATTAAATTATTTAACGCAGGATCATTAAATATAGTTTTTACGTTTGCTTGTACAATAATATCAGTGTCCTCAGATGTTATATTTACAAAATCTCCAGGTTGCCAAATAGGATTTTCAGGTAAATTTTCTATTCTTATAACATCTTCAATAGCTTTATCAAAAAGATTTAATGATTTTTGTATTTCAACTAAACCTCCAGTAATACTATCAAAAAGCTCAATACTCGGTGCATTAATTGGTGATTTTTTAATTACCAATATATCGTCCTCACTAAAAGGTCTAGTTAATTTTTCTTTAACTTGAGTTTGTTGATTTTTAATTTCATATTCTATCTTAGTATCTTCATCAGGAAAATTTAAAGAATATTTTTTAAATTTTGGTATATATATTTTGCGCGGCTGATTTAAATTGTCCGTCCAAAACAGCATGTTATCAATAATATTTATACCTGTTATTTTATTATTTTTAGAAAAATTTAAAATACCTGAATTAGTATAAATAGCATCAATGTTTATATTTCCATATGTACCATAATCATATATTATATTTTTAAATACTAATTTATTGTTTTCATCCCGTTTAACAATAGTATTTTTTGGAATAGATATACTTATATTAGGGTCTTCACAAATTAAATCAACATTGCTATTTGTAATTGCTTCTTCATTTATGAGCAAAGGTATTTTTTGTAAATTAAAAGCTTTAATTATAGAAGTTTCTATAAAATTTTCAATTATTAATTCTGAGTCAGCGTTAGAAGTGAGAACAACAGAATCTAATTGCTCTGTTTCAGTACTTTTAGCATCTCTTAATATAGTAACAATTTCTTTTGTTTTTTCATCAAATTCTAACACAACATCAGCAGTATCAGAAGTAACAAACCAATATATTTTATTTTTTAAACCATAAGGAATAGCGCCAATAGTAATAGCATTTGTTAGATTTAAATTACTTAATTGTTTATTACCAAGTAAATTTTCTATAGCGCCAACATCCGAACCCTCTGATGATGAAATTTGAATATTTAAAGCATCAGCGTATTCACCATTAGGTACAAGTCTATCGTCTAGGTCTTTATTCATTCTACCCGACGTAAAAGTATGCTTTAGTTCTGCCATTAGTGTTTAATTTGTTTAGATTTACCTCTCATTACCTGAGTAAGATCTTCTATATTTATATTAGCTAATCTAAGTTTAGCTGAACGCATAGCTGCTTTCTTTTCTTTTTTTAGTCTATTTATTTGATATTCAGGAATATTAGCTTTGGCAGACATAATACCTAAAGCAATAGACTTATACATTGCTTCTTCGGCAAACTTATGAACCTGCATATCTTCATCGGTATTTAAGCCGTCTGAAACATATTTTATAATAATAATTTTATTTTTTACACCGCTGCTAAATGATATAACGCCTCTTGGTTGATCAATTATAAATGTATCATTTTTATTTGCGTTAGCAGGATCTATACCATATCTTTTTCCGTAATCAACATTGTATCCATACCCTTCTTCTAAATAAGTAATATCCGATGCATCTGCTGTGTTATAAGAATTATTTTTTTGCCCTTTAAATCTTTTTGAAGCCTCTGACTCTTTGCCTATTAAAACATTTCCTTTATTGTCATACAAATAATTATAGTCATTGTCCTGTAAATAAGGCGTAGGTGCTGATGTATTCTGGCTAGGCTTTAAAGGTCTTTCCCTACCAGAGTTATCTAGGCATGTTACTCTCACGTAATTTACAAAATCATGAGGTAACGGAATGGACATTGAAGGAGGTATTTCTACTTCAATAGATTTTACATTATTAATAGTATCATAGCTAAGCTCTTGCAAAGTTCTTTGAGCATGGTAAGACACCTCTGTTCTTTTTGCTGACTTTATAATTTTATCATCGCCAACATACGAAACTAAAAAGTTACTTATTATATCATCTATTGTAACAAATTGATAGTAGCCTTGATTCTTACTATTATAGTAGTCTTTTTGTGTATATTGTGCTAAAGCCATCTATTATGATTTTTCTTTTTGAACTTTTACATTATCTTTCTGTTCTGCTATTTGACTAATCTCGGGTTGTTTAATAACAAGACCAGCATAACTTAATATTTTGTACACTACGGTTGTTTCATCTGAATCGTGTAATTCAAAATTAGTTGCTGCTGATGAGTCATATTTAGCAACATCACTTATTTCAACATATCCCCAAACAACTTGTGCAGGATTTTTTATGTAAGTGCAAGACAAACTGGTTATATCTATTGGGTACACTGTAAGTTCATTGCCATTTCTAATATAAACAGGTTTTTTAGTATCAGGCTTAGTTAGCTTAGATGCATTAATGTGCAAAAAATCATTTTGGTCAATGCCATCTAACTCTGTTGTATTGTTATAATAAACAGTTCCTAGCCTATATAAATTTGAGGGTAATGTAAAAACAGAATTTGCTTTTATAAGTGAAGATGTTGTTCGAAATAAATTAATTTTTTCTTTTATATTATTTACAATATTAGCGTATTCATTAGTAATCTCACCAGCTCTATTAAACTGATTAAGATCGTAAAAATATTGCTCAAAAACTTCTAATTGAGCTTGATTTGCTAAAAGGTTGTATTCTTGCGGAGTCATATAACCTCTATTCTCTTTATTAAGAATGGCTTGTACTCTTTGGTATACCGTATCTACGCTTATTGCCATAATTTTGTATTTATAATGATAAGGGCCACCTAAGTGACCCTATCACTACAGTGGTTTATTTTAATTTTTTTTCTATTGATTTATAAACCTCAACACCTTCGTCTGTTTTTAAATACGATGCAAAAGCACTGTATGGATTTTCTTCAAAAGGTACTGACATTAACTTTTTATTATTAGCTGCCCAATGAAATGATTTTTGATCACCCGATAAATTAATAATACCGCCTTCAACTGCTTTAATTGCAAAGTTTCTTAGCTGTACATTATCATCGTCTACTAATGAAAGAAAAGTTGCAGGGCCTCTTTTTGCAAATAACAACAAGTCTCTTCTAATTTCTGAAGAAGTCATTTTTGATACCCCTGAGCCTTGCTCAACTCTTAAAACAGCTTCTGCGTGTTCTACATCTAAATCACGCGCTAAATTAAGTGCTGTAATTTCAAGTTCAAGATCTTGTAAATCATCTTTAGCTTCGGCAACTGCATCAGCCTCATAATAAGTTAAATTTCTTTGAGGATGATATAATGATAATAATTTTTGTAAAGCTTGATCAGCTTTTGGTACAAACAATGAACCATTTTTAAAAACAATATGCTTTAAAGTTGAAAAACCATTCTGCTCATCTTTAAACGGTGAGTTCTGGTTTGAAGCATATCTTAATTCTCTACTTATACTTTCTTTTTCATCCCACCACATTAAAGGGTTTCTGCTATGATGCTTTGATGCAAGGGTAAAAGTAATAGGCGCTTTATTGCCCATTAAAATATAAGTTCTATTCTTAATTTCCCACTCATTTTTCTTTTGAATAGGTTTTATTGGTTGTGGTGTTTCAATCACCTGTGCCGCAGGAGCCTTTGAGGCTTCTACAGCTTCTTTTTTCTTAGCCATAATATAATATAATAAAATTGATAAAAAGTAAAGATAGAGGCGCCTTAAAGACGCCCCATCCTTACATTAGTAATTATGCTTGCGCAACAGACTTAAACAATGTAAAGTTGTTAGCACCTTGAACACATAAACATCTTTCAGACAAGAAATGTACATTCATTTCATCTTTTTCTGATGTGTAAACTCCACCTACAGATCCAGTGATCCAAGATTTCATTTTACGGTCATCAGCTTCAGAAGCTCTGTAACGTACGTGTAGGAAAGGACGCTTAATGTTCTTACCTAGTTGCTGATCGTATACAGTTGAAGTACCAGCAGGTACCATTATACCATCAATATCTTCAGTAAGACCACGTGTTGCGGCATCATTTAAGTATTTCCAGTCAGTTTTGTAGAAATCGTAAGATCCTCTACGAAAACCGCTAAATCCTAAGTTTAGAGCCATATCTTCACTGTTGTTAAATACTCCGAAAGAAGATCCTCCGTTATAGTGAGCATTTACAGCACCTAGCATATCATCAAAAGCCAATGCAGTTGCACGGTTTAAGAATAACATGTTTTCTTCAATAGCACCTTGCTTGTCAAGATTTTTAAGAATTTCATCAAAGTCTTGAAGAGCAGTTCTAGTTGTATCACCTGTTAGTGCAGCTTCACCTGAATTAAAGTTTTGATAGATATTTCCTCTGCTTTCAATTGCAGCAAAAAGACCTTCAGTTCCTTTATATCCTTGATCGTTAGCTTCAGATCCATTACCAGCAGTAGCAGCTAATTCGCCTTCAACCATTGACATTTCAAGATAGTCTTCAAAACGTAAACGAGTTTCATGCTCCGACTTTAAGTACCATAGATATCCAGAAGCACCGTTTTCAGTGGTTACTTCAACCCATCCAATTTGCGCAGTATCAGAACCAGAAATAGAATATTTATCTTTAATGATAATAGGTGAATTGCTAAATTGTTGGAAACCAGCATCAACAGATCCAGTCATTCCATCAGTACCTTTGGCAAATTCAGAACCGTAAACAAATACTTTTACAGCAACAGCGGCACCGGTTGATAAACCAGCAGCGTCTAGTGTTTGCTCAGCATAAGGAGCAACTGTAAATGTATCTGTAGTTACAGAGAGTACTACAGCTTTTACCGTTACAAGTCCTTCAGCAACAGCAACAGTCTGTCCAGCGCGCACAGCGTGTCCAGCTTCTGTAATTACATTAGTTCCTGTATTAGCAGCAGCAGCATCATAAGCGATGTGTAGTCTTCCTTGCTCTGACCAAATAACTTGATCTGAAGCAGAAGGAATTTCAGCTCCTACCATGCGTAAGAAAGAAGAAACAGAGCGATTTCCGTAGCGCTCAACTTCTTTTTCGTATACGTCCGGTAGAAATTGTTGTGTAAATGTTCCGCCTCCTGTGGCAGAATCGAATGTTAGGTAATTTGTACCAAACAAATTTTTAGTTGGGGCAGGCGTTAATCCAGCTGGAAACGCACCGCCTGTTGAAAATAATCCCATTTTTAAATAATCTTAGTTTTGTTATTGTTTCATTTTAATTCTTAAACGACTAAAATCATCTCCACTAACTGCTTTAACTTGCATTCCCCCTGTTGTTGTAACATTTTGGTGTGTACCACGGGGATTCATATCTATGTTCTTAGATTTAGCCATACTGTTTTTAACAGCATCAGCTTTACCTTGCTCATAAAAATGATTTGCAATTGCATCAGCGTTCATAGCTGTAAATAAAGCTTTGTGGTAACCCGCTGCATCTTTCATATTATTTTTGTCATCAACAAATCTGCTGACTAATGAATTAATATCAGATTGGGATTCCTGCACATTATTTACATCTTTTACTTTAAATCTATATTTGTTTTCTCCAACTTTATATTCAAAACCTTTGAAATCGTTGGCAAACAAGTCACTTGTTTTTTGTTCAAATATAGACCGCTGCTGTTGAGATGTTTCTTTCGTTTGTTTATAATCATCATAAAACTGAACCGCTTCTTTCTGTTGTGGAGTTAACTTTGAGCTTAACTTAAGATCATTGTAATATTTACTCTTTAAATTAGTTAGAGTTGATTTAGCTTCTGCGATAGATTCTTTTAATGCTAGTTTTTTTCTTCTAATACCTCTTTCATCATCTGTATCTTCATCATATGAAAAAGAGTCTTCGATTAAAAAACTTATTTCTTCCTCATTTAAGTGAGGTTTTGACTGCCTATAGTGCTCTCTTAAAACATCCATATCATCCATATTGGAGTAATCTTTATTTAGATTAACATAATCTTCAAGATTTCCTCCAGTTTCTTTCATAAAATCAACAAGCTTGTTTACATTTTCAGGTAACTCATTGACTTCTTGATTATTATTTACGTCTTCTGACTCCTCTTTAAGCTTATTAGGAATATCTTTTATCTTATCCGCTAATGTTGCTTCTTTTACTACCTCTTTTTCGTCTTGTATGAGTTCGAGCACCTCATTTTCATTGTCAATGGTGTTGCTCTCTCCGGAAGGCTCTTCATTTGTTTTTTCGGGGTTTTGTTCTTGTACTTCTCCGCTAGCTTCGGATTGGTCGCGTACAGAAACCTCATCTGTGCTTTGCTCTTGAACGGCATCGTCGTTTTGGTTTAAGTTTCTTAAATCTACTTTAATCACTCCGTCGTCATCAACGGATACGTTGCTGGGCCTTTCCGGTTCTTTAGCAACAGTTTGTTTTTCTTCTGTTTGTTGTTCAACAGCTGCTTGCGCTGTTTCTTCAACTTGGTTTGTTTCTTCTGCCATGATATAATATTATAAAATTAACGGGGTTCAAATGATTCTAAGTTAAAGCCGCTCCCCATGGTGTCATTACCAGCTGACTCAAACTCTTGTTCTCCTTTTTTATCTTTTCTTTGTTCAATAAGTTTAGATTGTTGTGAAGCTTGTATTCTAGTTCTTTCGTCCTTGCGATCCTCTTTATATTGTTCTTTATTATTATATACTTCACCTTCTTTATCTTTCAATGCAATATTAAGATCAAACTCAAATCGCATAAGTTCTTTCTTAAGTTCTTTTTCATTTTGCATTTTTTGCATTTCAAGATCTGCTTCAATCTGCACAAGCTCTGCTTTTTGTTGTGTAATAGATTGATTCTTTTTAATTTCCATTTCAGCGGCTACCTGAGTATTTTGAGAATTAGCGTTTGCTTGAGCCTCAATGTTTTGCTGTTGCCTTGCTTGATCTTGTTCTAGCTTTTTACGTCTTCTAACTTTTAATAATTGATTAGCTAGCTTTATATTTTTTATTTCCCTAATATCAATAGCATCTTCTAAGTAAACTTGGTCTTTAGCTAAAGCTTGCTGAATATTATTTTCAAGCATTTGTTTTTCTTCTTCGTCGGGAGATAACTCAATGAATATGCCAAAGTCATGTAGATGCATATTTTTAATATCGTCCAAAGTAGCCACATTAAATCTACCAATGCTTGATATAAACGCATCTCTAGTCGGAGAGTATTCTAATACATCTGATATTCTTAAGCTTACAGCTTCCGCTGTTTTAGCAGCTAAATATAAACTTGACTGTAATATATGTCTTGTAGCTGTATTTGAATTAGCAGCCGCAAGTTTTTGTACACCAACTAAAGCGTTTTTATCTGGCAAAGATCCATCACGAGCTTCATTTAAACCGGTTACGTCACGTATCATTTGCAAATAATAATTATAAGTATTAATAAGTGAACCTATTTTATTATTACCCCCATTAGATGTAAGTTCTTGTATCGGCATACGACCCGGGTTCATATCGCCTTCTTGTGTCATTGATCTACCAATAACGGAACCTGTTTGAAAGAACATATTTAATGCTTCCTGCGGATTGTAATTTGTACCGTTACCTAAATCAATTTCAGCTAAGCCATCAGCATCTAAATAAACCCCGTCAGGTATCATCCTTGCTAGTACCTGCTGTAGCTTTAAATGCGTAAGTTGTATCATATCAGCAAACCCAGTAATTCTACTTACTAATGATTCAATACGACCTTTATATATTCTAGGGGCTACAACATTATAGTTTAACATAACTTTTGTTGTATCACTTTTAGGGCGAACCATATTTTTTGCAATCTCCCATTTAAGTAAATACTGGGTTCCTAAAACAAAAGCGCCATCATATACAACCTCAATTGATCTTGACTCTTTACTAAATAAAGATCTATCATCTTTTGGTGGGTTAAATTGATCGCTTTTAGGTATTGCTTTATCGGCACCAGTTGCAGTCTTCTTTATTTTGAATACTTCGTTATTATATGTTTTGTAATTAAAATACAGTATTTGTATTGTATTAGCATCTAATACAGAGTCTTCGTTTATATATCTATTGTGTGATGCTGAGGTTTGAGTTCCTTGCTTTGATAAATTCACAAGGTCTTCATCGGTTAAATGAGGAAATTGTTGCTTTAACTCATTGATTGTTACTGACTTAACTTCCCCTACATAATATATGTCATCAAAATACGGCGAATGAGTATAAGAATAAACTAAATCAGAAGGATCAACATACTTTAATTTTATGCCCTCAGAGTTAGTGAATTCGTTTTTAACACTACCAATACCTATAACAGCTAAGTCATAATTAATACGACGTTGAGTTAAGTCATAGTTATTGGAATTAAATATAGAGTTTATTGCTTGCTCTTCTGCTATTTCAATAGCTTGCTTGTATTCTAGTTGCATATGCAATGCTAGCTCATCTTCGTTTTCAGGTAAGCTGTCTCTATCGTTGCTATACACATTAAAACCAAGTTGTTGTTGAATTTGATCAGATATTTCTTTTGATTGCATATCTTCTAATACAGATTCAACGTAGTCTGTTCTTTGTTTTACAGAAGAAGGATCTTGAGAAAAAGCTTTAATATCGTAAAGTCTATCAGACATTCCATTAACAACTATATCAACAAACTTTGGAATAATTGGTACTGGTTTCCAGTCTAAATTAAGATATGATAAATCACCATTAATAGATAATTCATCTTTATATTTTTTTACTGATTGTTCTCCTCTTGCATATAATCGAAGACGATGATACTCATCTCTATTAGAGTAAAATCGCGTTGCGCCACTATCTCTTTTGAACCACTCGTGTTCAATAGCACGTGCGACTTTTAAACCATACTCCTCGGTTGCTTTCTCTACGTCAGATGCTATCTGACTAGGAAATGAGCTTTTTAATAATGTTTCTGCCATGCTATTGTATTATTTGCGACTGCAATCCTTTATTATTAAATCTAGAAAATTTTAAATTTACGTTTTGTTTTTCAACTTTTGGTCTTGGGTGATACAAATGTCTATTACAAGCCATTATTGCTAACCCTGAACTTATAGTTGCATCAAATTTTGTTCTTTTATTTATATCAAACTTAGCCCAGTCGTTAAGTGTTCTATTAAAATATATATTACCACCTCCGTCTTCATTCACTCCTACATATTTATTTATGTAAGTTTCAATGGCTGCAGCATGAGCTTGTTTAATATCTTCAGATGAATTGGGAATTCCACCAATTTCTTTTTCTGTTACTGATAGTTTATTCCAAATTTTATCTGGTCTGTTCATTGCAAAGCCTCTGTAACCTCTTCTTTTTAAATGATATAAAAGTCTTGGTTTATTGTTTTCTGCTAGTAATGGCATTCCGTAATAAACAATAGCCATAAGAACATCTTCAAAAAACATTTCGGCTGTTTGGGGGCGGGCAATATATTCTAAAAAAAACGTATTAGGTGGGGCATCCTCCATACTAAATTTTGTTAACCCGTGTAAAGATCCCTTAGATCCTTGTCCATCAGTTGTTCCTGATATATCGTAAGAGTCACATCCAAATGTTCCCATGTGCTCATTGCCTGGATATTTAGCACCTCCTTTGTTTATTACATTGTTTTCGAGGTTTTTAGGTGGTGTCCATGAGACTAAAAATCTACCCGATCTATTTGGGGTAAACATTACCTTTGTATCTTTAACACCATTTTCCCAACTAAAACTACCTCTGGTTACAAAGCCTTGTCTTTCAAGATCTTCATTATAGTCTATTTGTTCGTATATTTTACTTAAATTAAAAATACTATTTTTTGCTTCGTCACGGAATGCGTGCTCTTCCGTTCTAGGAAATTGTCTATAATATTCATTTAAACTATCAGAATCGTGCTTTAATCCCTCTACTTCGTTATGCCAAAAATCTATTACTCCTGTATCAATCTCGTATCCATTGTTGTCAACAGTGGGGTTTGTTGGCGTATTAAATACAGGGTGTCCATAAGTATCAATGTATCCTTCGTAGTTCCATTCCATAGGTATGAACAAAGAATATAATCCTGAGCTAGTCTGGCCATTCTTATTTCGTCTTGTGACGTCTGAGTCATAATATAGCTTTTTAAAGTTTTCACCTCCTTTATCTAAAGAATTTGAAGTAGACCCCATCATACATTTACCTATAATACGACTACCAAGCCTTAATGTTGTTTTTGTTACACGCCAGTTATTTAATATATTATCAGGTCTTTCCCATTTGCCTGATTCGTCATGCACTAGCAATCTTAATTTTTCGCCATCATAACTGTTGTCCCCTGTATTTTTCCAGTCAATAGTTGTATCTAATCCTTCTAATATTTGTCTTTCGTTAGTTTCAGTAATTGACTTACGGGTGAGTTTACTTGCGGGCACTCTGTATGCCAATTCTGTTTTTGGCCGATCCATTCCGTCTTGTATTGGTTTGAAAAAAAAGGGATAGTTGACGGATATTGGTACCACCTTGTCTGTAAACATTTTTTTAGCATCAGCACCAGATTTGGACAATATCCCAAACCGTGCGTCTGTAGTAATTGTTGCTTGAGCAACGGCTTCTGCTGAAGACATAAAGGAAAAACCAGATCTTCTGTTTTTAAGATAACACATTCCATAAGACCTGACGTCCGCTTTACAAGCTTCCCAGAAGATATAGAAAATTCTATTAGCTTCCCTGTAGTCTGGCTTCCCAACATCAATTTTGGTGTGCTGCAAGTACATATAATGAGAACCAGTGATATAGGTAGCAATATTTTTATTATAAAACCAATAACCTTGATCACGCCTAGTAAATTCCCTGTCAATATATGCATACCATTTATTTTTAAAAGAATCAGGATATGACTCCCAATCAAATATAGTATTTATTTGTTTTAATTCTTTTGGATATATATGGGCTTCCCATTTGTCATTAGTATTATCAGTGGTTTTAGGCTTAGATGGAAGTGCTATTGCTAAATTTTGTATTTCAACAACATCTCCAATTGTACCATCTTTGCTAATGACTATAACATCAAATTCCTTATTATATCCATATGCCCATTTTTTATATCTGTTATTTTTTTTAATAACATTTTCTTTAATAGGCTTTATTACTTTTATCAGCGTTTGTTCGTGCATTATTTAGATCTTTTTTCAGCAAACCCTCCAAAGCTTTTTTTACTTTCTGTTGGCTTATCATCCATAATGTTTTTTTCTGCTTCTATACGTGATAGTATTTCAAAAGCATCGAATATTGCTAGTTTTTTAGTGGCTGCCGCATTTTTTAATCTATCTGCAGCTAACTCATCTTCCGCCCCGTCTGCAATTATTTCTTCTTCAGCTACTCTAATGAGTTCATGTACCGCTTTATATCCAGCTTGGATTATACTCGATTTCAGTTCCTTTTCTGTCATATTTAATTGCTATTGAATTTATAGGTACTCTATATAATTTTTCGTTGTCAATAACGAACTCATATTCGCTATTTGGTGTAAAGCCTACTAAATTATCTTCTGAAAGATTAAAGCTTCTTAAATGGCTCCCTAGATACTTTAAAACACCTATTAATGGCTTTTCTTTTTGTTCGCTAAGCTTTTTATTTTCAACTATTGGCTTCACAAAACAATAATTTTCCGGAGTGTACCATTTATTATTTCTTTTATATAAAAATATTTGATCTATATAACAAAAAAATAAATCGTCCTTAAAATAATTGCTACTATCGGTAGCTTTTCCCTGCATATTATAATACCTTCTAAATGTATTATGATGCACAATAACTTCATCACCTTTTTGCAACGTAGAATTGTTTACAGGAGTTTCTACAACAACACCCACTCTATTTACAAATTTATGGTCTTCTATAGATGTATTCAAAATTAAATTAGAGTCACCTATTTTTTTATTATTAGTATATCTACCATTAATAGGCTTTATAATATAAGCGTGTAAATGCTTCATTAATATTGTAAATTATATTCAATTGCTACAGCCATATTTTTATTAAAAGATTTCCAAGGTAAGACCTCCTCATTTTTCATTATAAAAATATTATATTTATCTTTTTCTTCAATAATTTCTGTAATCGTATGTCCCCCAAAAACTTCCTGCCCTATGCTATAGTGCATTGCATCATTTTTGTAATCTCGACCAATACTAATCTTTCTTATTAGATTCATTTTTAATTTTTTTAAAACTACCGTCTTTAATGTCTATGCTCACATCCCCATATGTTTCTTGTAGTTCTGATTTAAATTTATTCAACTCTTGGTTTAATATATCGTATTTATGTAGCAGCACATGTTTTTGCGTTTCTAACACTCCTACTTGCTCTTGAGTTGTTTTAATAATTGTCGCTAAATTTTGAAGCTTAGCTAGCTCTTCTGTTTTAATTTGTTTTTTCATTGTATAAAATTTAAGTAAATATAGTTATTTATTATGTATTTTTATCTGTGTGCAAATGCCATATATATGTATTTGCCTGCGTTTGTATTTATACTACCACCATATTGTGCGGATGTAAAACTAAATCCATCACTATCAACGGTAACAGATGTTGTTGATCCTCCTTGAGAGTCACTTGATGGGTCGTTAGGATAGAGTATTAAACTCATTGTACCATCTTGATCTCTTTTATTATCAAATATTGACCAATAATTACCAGAATCTATTCTTCTAATTAATATCCAACCAGGCTCAAATCCTAAATATACACTCAATCCTGCACTTCCTTTTCCAGTATACGAACCTATTTTACTATAGCCCGGAACAGAATGCCAAGAATAATAAATATGTTTATTGTTAACTCGGTTTGGTGATCCGCCACCATTCAAAGTAAAAAGGGTGCTTGAAGGAGCAACACTATTCCACACGGCTTGAGTATTGTAAACAACTGGAACATTACTTCCATCATTCAATTTTAAATATTTGTATTCACCTGCATTGTCCGTGCCATAGTCTTTGTGCCAAGTAAACCAATCCTCATCTGATCCATCATATTTCTTAGCTATAACAAATTCAGGCGGTTTTGAAAGACCGTGAGGTACTGTATCACCAGCTGTACTAGTTCCTATAAGATTCATTATGCTAAATCCATTATCTCTATTAGCATTAATACCAAATGGTGTTATTGTACCTGTATCTAAACTTAAACCAGAAGCCTTATGACTGAATGTTCTAGCTTTGTTTTCGTAAATGTTATAGGCAAAGTGGCTACCTTTTTTATAAATAATATTGGTCTCTGTACCGTGATAATTATTTGATAAATCAATAGCATCTCCGTTTAATCTATATGTTGCTATACACGATGCATCCCCTAGTACTTGTAATGTGTCTACGGTAGCTTTAGTTTCATTATATAAGGTTTTTACTTCGGTGGGGCTAATTGCCTTGTTAAACATTCTTACTTGGTCTATATCTCCATTAAAAGTTGATGAATGAGATATATTACCAAACATTCCTATAAAAATACTTCTTGTATTTGCAGTCAAAGAATTACCACTTGCGGTTCCTACTTGACTTCCGTTTACATATCCAATTATATTACCTGAAGAATCAGTAGTAACGACAATGTGTGTCCAAGTGTCTATATAATTGCTAAGAGTTGCAATGTTTTGACTTCCTGTTCCTCCGACTGCTGCTCTTAATACATTTGAACTGCTTATATTTATTTGAAACATACCATCTACCGAAGCCCCACCAGTTCCTAAATCCCCTACAATAAATTGTGTTTTGACTGATGCAGCTTTTACCCAAGCCGATACAGAAAAGCCTGTTAACCCACTTGGTATCTGATAACCTGTATTAATTCTACTACTACTCCCGTTAAAACTAGCAGATTTATATTCATGGCCAGCTGCTTTCCATGACCAAGCAACCATATTTGTTCCAGTATCATTAATTCCATTGTTTTCAACTGGTGGCGTTTTAAAACCATTTTCTAATATTTTAGGTGATAAATCACCACTTCCGTGCTTGGAGTAATCATATTGATCCCCATCATCGTTTGAATTAAGAGCAAAATTATCTCCTCTTAATGTATCGTAAAGTTGATGATGATTACCGTTGCTTCTATTTTTCCACCATATAAGATCAGCATTTACACCTGTTTCTACTATTTTGTCATTGCCTATACTACCACTATAAATTGTAGTGGCAAAATTATCTTCAGGGTAATTAGCATCTTGAATAAATTCATTACCATCACCTAATGTAGCTACACCGTTAGAGTATTTAAC